GTTAAAGCTTTCACTTTGGTAGAAACAAGAGTATCTAAATTTGTTATTTTTCCGACCTAAATTCTCCAATTTATATCAATGATGCCAGGTTTAACAAATACCTTATCTATCAGATTTTTAATGGCAAAAGATTGCTCCTCATAGCTCAATTGAGTGATGTCCTTTGTGCCTAATAATTTTTGGAATTGCTTTCGGTTTTCTTCTTGGTGGATAGCTGGGTTATTATTAAGCTCATTTTCTAGTAAGTCTTTTTGTTTTAAGAATGTGTAAGTTTGAGTTTTTAACTCATCTAATGAAATCATATCGTTAAGGTAGAGGTCATTAAGTCGTTTCATTTTATTATTAAGGCTATTGATTTGATTTTCTATTTCCTCAACATTTATTATTTCTGGAGTTTCAAACATTTTATTTAATTTAGCCTTATTTAGCTGCAAGAGTCTTACTTGACCTAGTACGTATATTTCAATATCATCCTTTTCATAAAAGCCAGAGTTGCATTTTTGACCATTGTTATATACTGTAATGCCTTTTGTATTTCTTGGAAATCTATTTACACACTGATAGCGTATATTGCGCGTGCCATCTTTTCGTTTAGTTCCTAGAGTGACTCCCATTGGAGAACCGCAGTACCCACATTTAATAATGCCGGATAACATATATTTAGCCCTAAATGGCCTTGTGTTTTTGTTAAATTCATAGGTCTCAAGTTGTCTCTTTTTAAGTTCTTTTTGCACAGCCTCAAATGTTTCACTATCAATTATTGGATCATGATTACCTTGATATACTTCTCCTCTAAATCTAACCATTCCCATATAAACTGGATTTCTTAAAACCCTACTAACTCCTTGATAGTTCCAAGGTTTGCCATTTCTCAACAAATCATTTTCATTAAGATAGTCTCTTAATTTTGTTAGTGATCTACCAGATAAGTACTCATTATAGATGGTTTTCACCACAATAGCCTCTGCTGGGTTGATATTAAGCGAGCTAGTAATTTTATCATAGGTATAACCAAATGCAATAGTACTGGTCATCATAGGTTTACCAGACTTAGCACGGCCGATCTTCCCCATCATCATACGTTCTCTAATAGTATCCCTATCTAGTTGCCCGAAAGCCGACAGAATACCAACCATTGCTTTTCCTAGAGGGGTTGAGGTATCAAAGTTTTCTGTTAAGCTGATAAAGCCTATTCCATTTTTTTCTAGTACATCCTCAATAAATGAAATGTTATTACGTTGCGAGCGCCCAAGCCTTTTTAAGTCATAGACAATCATGGTATTAAATTTTTTCTTTTGGGCATCTCTCGATAGTCTGCTTAATTCCGGTCTTTCAATCGTAGCTCCAGAGATACCAGCATCAACATAAGTATCATAGATTTTCCATTTGTGTATGCTACAATAGCTTGTGAGCAATGCAATTTGCTCATCGATACTATAACCCTCTTCGGCTTGTCCTTTTGTACTCACGCGCACATAAATAGCAACTTTATTCATCGTTAGCCTCCCTATTTTGTAAGTTTTATGGTAAAATAGGGTATAGAAAAAAGACCTATACCCTTAGTGTTTTAGGTTGCTTTTCAAATTGGTTTAAGTCCCATGCTCAAATTTTGGTCGAGGAGAGCAGGGGCTTTTTATTTTAGTTGTTTACTTTTACTTTCATAGATTTGTTTACAATGCCACTTTCTTCAGCAAGTGTTGTATCATCTTCTGATTTGATGTATAGATCAGGTGAGTTGGTAAATCCTAGATCATATCCATTATCAATTGCCCAATTGGAGAAAGTACTTTCTTTGATGCTATATAAACTATCAGCGATTTTTTGAATTTCACTGTTAGAGTTATATTTAACATCTTGAGGAACATAAAGATAGATAACATTATTACCAACAGGTTTAACTGTTACCTGGTATCCACTAGCGCTTAACTGATTATTGATTTCAGTAGTAAGATGGGATGCAAATTCAGTATTTGAAACCTCTGTATAATCTTTACCATCGTTTTTTACTTCTTGTGATGATTGGCTAGTTTCTTCTTTGCTTGATGATGTACTAGTCTGCTCCGTCTTAGCATCGCTAGATTGGGTAGAATTAGTATCATCACCTTTCATTTGGTTTATTGCGTACATTAGTAGTGCTACAACCGCAATAATAGATAAGTTTATTTTCATAGTTTTATTCATGCCAACACTCCTAATTTTCCCTATAGATACTGATCACTTCCCCAATAGTGCGGATGTCATCATCTTCTGATAGATAAATCTCCTCATAATTATTGTTAAGACTTTGTAAATACCAAGCACCACCATAATCACGCTTGAGTTTCTTTACAAAGTTTTTTCCATTCACTTGGAAAATTCCAATACTATTAACATCAACTTGACTTTTCACATCAATAAAAAGCAAGTCGTTGTTTTCTATAAGCGGTTCCATACTATCCCCGACAACTTGTGCGATAGTATCGTATTTTTCTGGTACTTCTTCTTCCAAAAGTTCAACTTCCATGTGTAAGTTTTCCTCTTGATAGCTACCTAGACCAGCAGCAACTACACCCTCAACATAAGCAGTGACTCTTTTTCTATCATCGAAAATAGAGATAACATTATTTTCCTGCTCATTTAGTTGTTTCTCTGCGTAAGTGATAACATTTTCTTGCCTGCTAGGTTCGAGTTTGTCGTAAAGCCATTGTATTTTCGAGGTATCTCCAAACATCATTGTCTGAGGCTCAACCCCAAAATATTTTGCTATTTCTTCTATTTCATATATTTTAGGTGAGCGAGTACCAGCCTCCCATTTTGAAATAGTAGATTTTGTTTTGCCAACTTCCTCAGCTAGTTGCTCCATAGTAAGATTTTTTTGCAATCTATACTTGTTTAGCATTTGAGGAAAGGCTATTTTAGTTTTCATTATCCCACCTCCTTTTTAATCTATTATATAGTGCAATTATAACTCAGTGTATCAAAAATGTCAACAAAAACGAGTAATAAAAAGAAACAAATAAGCTAAAAACGCTGATATAAAGGGTTTTTAGATACAAAAAGAAAAAAAGTTGACTTTTTTTACACAAAAGTGTTGACAAAATAGAAACAAAGGGATAGAATTACATTGTAGAGTTGACAAAAAGGAAACTCAAGATAAACAGAAAGGAGTAATTTATGGAAAAAGTAGTAGCAGATAAAAATGCTTTTGAAAAACTGCTTGATAAAAGTGGGCTAAAGCGTAAAGTTATCGCTGAACGTTTAGATATTTCTCGGAGCGCTCTGTATAAGAAACAGAAAAATCCTAGAAATATAGGAGCAGATGAAATGGCAGAGTTTGCGGACGTTTTAGGAGTTGATCCTAAAACAGTTTTAAATGCCATTTTAATTTCATAGGTTGTTGACAAAAATAACACAACAGAAAGGAATAAAGTGAAAAGAACAAAAAAAGCACCTACGGACTGCAATCCAAGTAAGGCGCTTGTTAAAAATAACTACTTTAATTATACCACATAATGAAAGAACTGAACAGCACACAACAACTATTAGTCGATAATTGGCAAAGAAAACACTATCCATTAAGCGATATTTTAATTAATAGTTTGGTAGGTTTAACGATTATTGATACTCTCGCAATTTTAGCAATTGCTAGAAAGGAAAGAAAATGGTTAAAGAGCATTACATAGTAACGCACACAATGGCAGACGGAACAAAAAGAGACAGTATTGCCGGATATGTTATCCCTGATGATAACCCAGTATATGAGCTTTTTAGAAAAGTAAATGAGCGTAGATTGGAGGCTGACGGTTAATGAGATACATATTTCACCAACACCCATGAAAACTATACCTCTTTGAATAATGCTTTTTTGCAAGATACTAATTTGAGCTTGCAAGCAAAGGGATTGCTTGCTGAAATCCTTAGCAACAAGGATGACTGGCGCATCTATATAAGCGAACTTGAAAAAAGGTCAACTAATGGTAGGGATGCTCATAAAGCAGCTTACAAGGAATTACAAGAGGCAGGATATATACGAGTTGTAAGATTTAGTAGAGGATATAAAAAAGGTGTTGAAAATTATGTTTTCGCACAAGATATACCAATAAAGGATAGTCACTTAGATTATTTTAAACAGATATTAGATAGAGAGTTATCCAAAGGTAAAGGTAATTCAACTTACTGAAAAATCAACAGTTGAATTATTCAAT